TGAAGAAAAGTTAGTAGCTCAGAGAGCTTTACTAGACAAACAAATCAAAGAGATCGAAGGATGGAAGAAAAGACACCTCCTTGATCCTAGTGGGAAAATGATGTGAATAGAGAAGCAGTTTATGAACAACTGAAGATTGATGAAGGAGTAGTGTATGGAATCTACAATGACCACCTCGGCTATCCAACCTTTGGCGTCGGTCATCTTATCCTCGAAGACGACGAGGAATATGGAAGGCCAGTTGGAACAGCAGTTACTGAAGAACGAGTCAGGGCGTGTTTCGCTCGTGACCTTGACATTGCCGAAGGAGAATGCTTTACTTTATACGGAGAAGGGGTATTTGGAGACCTTCCAGACGAAGTCCAGCAGATCCTGGTCAATATGATGTTTAACATGGGCAGGCCCAGACTGTCCAAATTCAAGAAGATGAATGAAGCCATAGCGCAGAAAGACTGGAAACGGGCTGCTACAGAAGGACGAGACTCACAGTGGTATCGTCAAGTAACAAATCGAGCAGAAAGACTAATGACTAGAATGGAGAACGTAAGCTAGTGAGAGTAAGTTTAGTTGCCATGACCACACCGAGTGCGAGTACAGGGTGCAGCACAGCGGACGAGTTTATTGCATACTGTGCAAGAGTAAGTAACCCTGACAATCAGAACAACAGCAAAACAGCTCCAGGCTTGCTGAAGTACCTAATCAAACACGGACACTGGAGCCCTTTCGAGATGGTATCTCTTACTCTCGAAATACAGACGACACGGGACATATCACACCAGATAGTACGACACCGAAGCTTTTCTTTTCAAGAGTTTAGCCAGAGGTACGCTGTGTCTAACGTTTTTCAAGTAAGAGAAGCTAGAAAGCAGGACACTAGCAATCGTCAGAACAGTATAGAAATGAACTTACGAGATCCAGAAGATAGGCGTCTCGATGAGAGCTTTAGTATGACACAGCATAAGTTAATACGCCTTGCGAGAGAGGCATATGAGTGCGCGCTAGATAAAGGTATTGCGAAGGAGCAGGCACGGGCATTGTTACCTGAAGGACTGACGGGCACAACACTTTACATGGCAGGAACCCTACGTAGTTGGATTCACTACTGCGAGTTAAGAATGGCGAATGGAACACAGAAAGAACACGCAGACATTGCTGCAGAGTGTTGGAATATTATTGGTGGACATTTTCCAAGCGTAAAGGAGGCAATGAGTGATAGAATGGGTTAGCTTTGGATTTATACTTAGTATACCTTTTATTTTATTAGCAGGTGGTATTTATGGAGACTGGAAAGCTACAGGCTACTTCCCGTGGCAAAAAGAGTTTGATGTTAAATGTTTTCACGTTAAAAAACCCAGAGGGAATATGTAAATATTCCTTGACACCAAGTGCGTTTTCGAGTATAATACTCGCATGAATATTTTTATATTAGACGAAAACCATGATAAGTGTGCAGAGTACCACGTTGACAAACACATAGTCAAAATGCCTTTAGAGGCCGCACAGATGCTGTGCACAAATCATTGGATAGATAAGTACCTAGGCTTTGTGCCTAGAAAGCTCGATAAACAAGAGCTAGGAATAATTAGAAAGCAGAAGAAGAATGAGCCAAGAGACTTCCCCTACCTCCCGACTATGGAGAACCATCCTTGCACTATATGGGCTAGGACTAGCCTTAGCAATTATGAATGGCTTTTTTGCTATGCATTGGCCCTCGACGAAGAATACGGATATAGATACGGCAAATCGCATAAGAGCGTGCATGAAGTCATACTCAGACTACCAGAGATTATACACTTACGAAGAGATCGACTCACTCCTTTTGCTCAAGCTATGCCAGATGGACTTAAAGGAGAAGACGCAGTAGAAGCCTATCGTAGGTTCTACCACAAAGACAAAGCTACATTTGCGTCATGGAAGTACAGAGACAAGCCGCCTTGGTGGGATGAAGACGAAGCAGACTATGAAGAGAGGATAAGTAGATGAGCGAGCCTTATAATGGAATGCATGATGATGAGTTCTTTGACTGGTACATACAGGTGAGTAGTGCAATAGAAGAGGGTGCTTCTGAAAGTATAGTAGTACAACACTTGAGAATGAAAGGAGCACCTGAGTGGGTAATAACTAGATTACAGAGCTATGATTTACGTAAGGGAACTTAATGGGTGGAGGAGTAGACTTAAAAAAGGTAAAAGAAATTATGGAAGGTAAAAAATATGATGGAGGCAAAGCAAAGCTATACCTACTTCCTCCCAAGTCTATACTCGAAGTAGGAAAAGTATTGACGTATGGAGCAGATAAGTACGATGCTGAAAACTGGCGTAAGGTAGATGACCTACAAAACAGATATACCAGTGCTGCATTGAGACATATCTTCGCACACATAGACGGAGAGGCAGACGATCAGGAAACAGGACTATCACACTTAGCTCATGCTATGTGTTGTTTATTATTTAAGTTGGAGGACGAATTACTTGGCAAGAGTGAAGAAGAAAGAACACGAGAAACTGACACAGGAAAATATACAACACGTGATAAACCTTTTGAACTCGGAAAAACCGATAACGAAAAAGGAAGCCTGTCAGATTTTGAATATTACGTATAATACTACAAGACTGAATAGTATTATACAGGATTTTGAAGATAAACTAAACTTTAGAGCGAAGAGAAAAGCTCAGCTAAAAGGCAAACCTGCGAGTAAGGACGAGATAAAATCAGCTATCCAGTCTTACTTGAGAGGCGAGTCTGTGTCTGAAATATCTCAAGGAATGTATCGCTCTGCGGGGTTTATACGAGCCATACTCGACCGAGTAGGAGTTCCAACACGACCTGTAGCTATAGAGGAAAGGAAGGGCTGTGCGTTTCTTCCAGATCAGTGCGTAGCCGAAGAGTTCACGGAAGGAGAAAGAGTATGGTCTGCATTCTATCATGCTCCCGCTATAGTGGTAAAACAGTATGAAGATCCAATGTACGAAGAGAAGTACGCAGGCAAGTGCTATTCCATATATGTTCTGGAAGAAAGTGAGAGTCTAAATGTGGGAGGTTATCACGGTGCTTCAATAGCATATGACCTCGGCAAATTAACTCACTTGGAACAGCATGGTATTGACACAACAAAAATTTAGTGCAAAGCAAAAATATTTCTTGACACAAATGTTAAATCGAGATATAATATGTATTATAAAAATGAGGAAACCAAATGGGCGACCGATTTTACTTTCAACAACAACAAAGATGGGGTAAACGCAGAATGGCGTGGACAGACGAAAAGAAAGAAGAAGCAATAGAAGCATATCAGGATGCACAACCAACACCTGAAACTTCTATGGAAATAGTAAAAGACATTGCGAATGATTTGGATGAAAGCCCAAATGGAGTTCGTATGATACTGACAAAGGCTGGCGTATATGTAAAGAAAGCCGCCGCTACGGGGAATGGTGGTGGGACTTCCTCCGCTGGTACACGCGTATCTAAGCAAGCTGCGCAGGATACCCTCATAGCGGCCATTACAGACAAAGGCTTAGCAGTAGATGAAGACATAATATCGAAACTGACTGGTAAAGCCGCTCAGTATTTCGCAGGCCTTCTGGCCGACTAGTACCTTTCCTCGGGTGAGACTCCCGAGGGTTTCTTTGTTTCTTGAGTATAGGGCAGTAAAAGATTTTACCCACCTAACTAAGGAACAACGTGAAGAAGGAAGAACTAGCCAAACTTGTTGACGAGTATGGCGATGCTATCATTACTTATCGTAGTGAGAACTCAAAAAAACTAAAGTATAACGTATGCACGTTGGATTTTAGCACCAAGTACATTCGAGACAAGAAAAACAGAGCGAAAGAGTCCGATCAAACCCTGCTATTATTTTGCTGGGATACGGACTCTTATCGCTTGTTAAAACCTAAGAATGTAACAAGTGTAGTACCGCTAGCATCCGTACTGAAGAACGACTCATGATACAGTTATATGAAGAGCCGTCGGTTTACGAGCATACAATTCATTACGACGAAGAGAAGCAAACCCAGGTACGAATTACTATAAATACTTTTAGAGGTGTTGAGTATCTTCATGTACGAAAGTATTACATGGATTTTGAAGAAGAGTGGAAGCCTACACCAGAGGGTATAGCTATGCCAGTCGATTTCAACAATGCCAGAGAAATGTTTCGTGCACTAGTAGAGATCCTATCCTTAGCGGAGTCAAAAGAGATCATAGAAGAAAACTTCCAAGACCTTATCCAAGACATGTATAAACACGAGAGGTAAAAATAATTCTTGACTTTTATTCCTTTTTCAAGTATAATATATTTATATGAGTGAGAATACTAATCCAAAAACCATAGCAAAACAATACTACGAAGGTGGTAACAGTCCTTTGACTGACCACGAGTGGGATGCTTTGTATACGGGTTTGGAAGAGATTGGCTATACGCCTGAGTCTGGTATCAAGCACTTGTATCAAATGTATTCGTTAAAGAAGACATTTAGTGAGGACGAGTTGGAAACTTGGCTTCGTGTAACTCACGAAGGCGAACTGATTACTTGTTCTCCAAAACTAGACGGAGCTGCTGTCTCTATTGTGTATAAAAATGGAGAGCTGTTTTCCGCACTAACAAGAGGGAATGGAAAGATAGGTCTTGACATTCTCAACAAGATGCGATACCTTGTGCCTCCAAAGATAAACTTCTTGACGAAAGAAGTACAGATCGATGGAGAGGTTGTTGCTCCCATATCCATACCCAATGCGAGAAACTACGCAGCGGGGTCATTGAACTTAAAAGACGTAGAAGAGTTCAAAACTAGAACTAATGAACTGCGTTTTGTTGCTTATGACATGAGACCACACAGCTTCACGGATTCGTGGGCTGGTCTTCTCAGTGTAATAAGATCATTCGACATAACAACTGTACTAGATGTGAATGCTTCTTTGTATCCACAAGATGGTAAGGTTTTCCGTGTTGATAACTTAGATGATTGGAATGAAGAAGGGTTTACAGCACACCACCCAAGGGGTTCTCTTGCTTTCAAAGAACAGAAAGCGGGCGAGATAACCAAGCTGATAGATGTTGAGTGGCAAACAGGCAAGTCTGGAGTCGTTACACCAGTAGCAATTCTAGAGCCTGTGATGATCGGGGATGCTGTCGTACAGAGAGCTACCCTACACAACATGGCTCACATCGAGCAGTTGGGACTTGAAATCGGATGCCAAGTCGAGGTCATACGAAGTGGAGAAATCATCCCGCGTATTGTCCGACGAGTTGACTAAAAATAAATCTTGACATGGAACCTAAATTTTCGTATAATATATTTTCGTTTTCAGAGGAATCTTTATGCAAGCAATACTAGCACCTGAAGTTTGCCCCTCTTGTGGTAGCCCACTTGAGTGGAAAAACGATATGTTATATTGCGTAAGTGCACTATGCCCTGCACAAATCCAGAAACGGATAGAGCATTTTGCAAAGTCACTAAAGATTAAAGGGCTTGGCCCGAAGAGCATTGAGAAGCTAGGCCTAGGCTCTTTTCAGTCTATCTACGATATGACTTACCTAGAGATTAGAGATGCTCTTTCCTCTGAAAAACTAGCAGTAAAACTTATGCAGGAAATAAAGCACTCAAGACGAGCTACTTTGAATACTTTACTTCCAGCATTTAGTATTCCGTTGATCGGAAAGACAGCAGCAACCAAACTGTCCGCAAAGCTCAAGAATCTTCTTGATCTTGACGAGGACAAATGTACAGTCGCAGGTCTTGGGCCGAAAGCAACAGAAAACTTACTTAACTGGTACAACTCGGAAGAGTATGCAGAACTGAAGAAGCTTCCCTTTGATTGGGAGTTTGAATCATCCACAGTTGCAAATGAAACTAAGGGTGCAGTATGTATTAGTGGTAAACTTTCGAGCTTTAAAACAAAAGCAGAAGCAACCAAAGCCTTATCCTACGCAGGATATCAGGTGAAAAGCTCACTCACAAAGGATGTGATATTCCTAATAAATGAGTCAGGTATAGAGTCTGCTAAAACTAAACAAGCCCAAGAAAGGGGCATAACAATTATAACAAGTCTAAGTGATTTGATAGGAGAATAAAACTATGGCAGCATTGCCTAAGTGGACAGACGAGCGTACCGAGGAGCTCACAAATTTCGTCGGTGGAGAATCCCCAGTATCTCAAGGTACTGTTGCAGGAGCAGCAGAACAGCTTGAGACTACTACAAGGTCAGTTTCTAGCAAACTGAGAAAAATGGGTTATGATGTAGAACTTGCTTCTGCAAAGAGCACTCGTGCTTTTTCTGAAAGTCAAGAAGCTACTCTTGCAGCTTTTGTACAAGACAATAGCGGTGAGTATACCTATGCTCAGATAGCAGAAAACTTTGAAAGAGGTGCTTTTAGCCCCAAGTCAATTCAAGGTAAGATTCTTTCAATGGAACTTACTGACCATGTAAAGCCAGCTCCTAAGGTAGAGAATGTGCGAACATACTCTCCAGAAGAGGAAACTACTTTTATCTCTATGGTTAATGACGGAGCTTTCGTTGAAGCGATTGCTGACGCTCTTGATCGTAGTGTAAACAGTGTACGAGGAAAGGCTCTCAGCCTGCTTCGTTCTGGCGATATTGACGCTATACCCAGACAAGAACACACCAAAGGTTCTGCGAAGAGCGACCCTCTCGAAGAGCTAGGAGATGTGTCTGACATGACAGTTGAAGCAATCGCAGAGTCGATTGGTAAAACTGCAAGAGGTGTAAAGACTATGCTAACTCGAAGAGGGTTAACAGCGTCTGATTATGATGGTGCGGCTAAAAAAGAAAAAGCTGCTTCCTAATTTGTAGTGTTAATTCTACAGCCGTGGTGAGGGGTCATCGCGGCTGTACTCTTTTCGGGGGATTCGTTGAACATAGCTAGTGCTTATCTAAAGCAAGTCTTAGACCTGCAAGACTTTGAGTCTTGGTCGTCTACTCGCAAGCACTATTTGCCTTCTGCATACCATCGTCTCTTCACCGAGATAGATAAACATTGTGAGAAGTTTCATCGACTCCCCACCTTTGAGGATCTCAAGTTCGAGATTCGTGATACATCTACCAAAGAATTACTCTTTGCGATAGATGCTGTCGAAGTAGAAGCTGATCCCTTCATGCTTCTACAATACCTCAAGAATGAGTATACTCAGAAAGAGATACTACAATCTCTTGAGGACTACGTTGACAACTCTATATCCTTCGAGGATGCAGAAGAGTCCGTAAATCATTTGCATCAAATAGTTCTTGATATCGAAGAAAAAGTAGAACTGCAAGAACCACAAGAGAGTATGCAACGTATTCCCTTGTTTGAGCCAGATGAAGAACTTGGAAAGTACCTGCCTCTGGGTCTTAACACAGAGCATGACCATGAGATTACGTTCTCCCCCCGAGACCTAATCTTGGTTGGCGGAAGACGCGGGGCAGGGAAATCTATCACTTGTGCTAACATAGCTAACAACGTATATACTTCTGGCAAGTCTGCCATATATTTCACGATTGAGATGGATAGTCGTGCAATACTTCAACGGTGTTGTTCGATTGCTACTGGTGTACCTTTCTCTCGGCTGAGATCAAAGAATCTTAGTGTCACAGAGTGGGAAGCTGTAGCGAGTTGGTGGGCTGGAAGATACAGTGATAGTCAAGAAAGACTGGCAGAGTACCGAGACCATCGGAACTTTGAGCAGTTTCATGATAAACTAAAAACTAGCTGTGAACTTCTCCCAACTCAACAGCTAGATGTTATCTACGACCCCAGCTTGACTATCTCTAAGATACGCTCTGAACTTGACAAGAAAGTGAAAAGCAAGATGGATGTTGGCGTGATTATCGTTGACTACATCAATCAAGTCAAGCGTTCCAGTATGCCCTCTCGTGGAGGACAGTACGACTGGACAGAACAGATCGAAGTTAGTAAGGCACTAAAAAGTATGGCACAAGAGTACGAAACCCCCGTATTCTCGCCATATCAAACTGACGCTAGCGGTGAGGCACGATTCGCAAAGGGAATACTAGATGCGGCTGATGCTGCTTATAGTATGGAACCTTGGGCACAAGGAGATGGTTGTATATCATTTAATTGTGTAAAGATGAGAGCAGCCGCTATGCGTTCTTTTACGTCTACCATAGACTGGGAAACTCTGAAAATTGGTCCAGAGACTGCCCTAACTCCTAAGGAACGAGAGGAGAATGACCAAAAAACTGGTGAAGATATCGAAGATATCTAAACTTTAATCATAATCTGTCGTGTAAACATATAAGGGATAGTACGAGGAAGTGTCCCCGAATAGATGCCACGACTAAGTAACAGGAGACACACTATGGCTTATACAGCTATAACTAAAAATAAAATAGAAACAGCCCTTCAAGTAATGAGGGATCACCTACCAAAAAAGTTTCATATGAAACCCGGATCTACAACTCAAGCACTAGGAATGTCAGGGCCAGTTTTAAAACTGCACCTTGGCTGTAGAACATGGAAAGAGGTTTATGACGATTTCGTTCATGAAACTAGAAACCCTATTCCTGAGCCTGGGTATGGTAAGGAAACCCCTGCTAACCACCCTAAAAGACTTAATCCCGATACTGGAAAACCTTTTGTAAATGGGGAGAGAGTTGATGACCTAGTATTTGTGCATTACAAGCTAAAAGAGGTTAATCAACACCACGAAGGCTATGCTAAAGAATACTGGACGAACTGGGAACAGTTCAAGAGAAAGCATTGCAATGATGTTTTTACTAAGTCAAAAGTAGCTGCTGCAAAGCGCAACTTCAAAGGAGGGAAGGGAATTCCTTGGGAAATCAGTGACGAAAGAAAAGCAGAAATGTTAGAAACTTTACACTGTGAATGTTGTGGGGTAAGACTGAGAATGCCTTGGGAAGGGTTCCCACGAGTGGCTAGAACAGGACCTGTGCCGACTTCTTTTTCTATAGATAGAATGGATAACGAAATCGGATATATTGATTCAAATGTTAAAGCTATATGTCATGGCTGTAACACAATGAAGGGATCCGCAAGTCTTTTAGAAGTAATAGAAAAAGCCAAAAGATTGACAGAATATATGGCAAGCTAAAAATAGTTCTTGACATTTGTTGCTTTTTCAAGTATAATATATGTATTCTAAAAGTGGAGGTTTTATGATCGTGAGAGGCAGTATGAGATATTTACCCAATGGCAGAAGGAAGAAAACATTTCCTACAAAACAAAATAGGGAGAAGGTGCAGTTTATGCAACTACACCGAGAAGATTCTGTTCTTCACAAGCCCAATGAGTACCCCTCGGCTCCTCTCACTCCATACAAGCCACGACCACGGGACGACTGGAAGGTGCAGGCTTCTTCAGGGTACACGATTGCACCTGCATACAACAAGGGTGCATACCAAGTAATTAGTGAGAACAATATCGAGGATATAGGCAAGTAATGTTAATGGCATTTCTGCTGATAGTTCTTGTAGATGGAGAACCTGAGAATACAGCAGGTATGCTCTTTCGAGATATAAATAGATGCAACTACTTTTCCGATAGGATTGAGAGAGGCATCTTTGTAGAAGGGCAACGCTTTAGAAATTCACAAGTAAACGTAACTGCGTATTGTACGCCAAGAATGGTACCAGAGGAGACAAAATTTTGGGATTAGCACCTGACTTTAAATTTACACAACAAGACCTAACTGAGCTTAACTCAGACGGGAATCGTGAACGTGGCCGTTATGGAGAGGACGAGTCCAAGCCGCCAGAAGACAAACCAAAGCCTATACCCAACGAAGATGAGAATCCTAGCTGGTGAATGTAGTAAATATACTAGAAGATAAAGGTATTCACTATCTTCCGAAGGGTAGTGACTATCTTGTAAGCTGTTTAAATCCTGAACACGCTGATAGAAATCCAAGCATGAGAATAGATCAGATCACTGGTATATTTAACTGCTTTTCGTGCGGGTTCAAAGGTAATCTGTTCAACCATTTTGGAGAGCGGGCCAACCAACTACAGATGCGTAGAGAGATGTTTAAAAGAAAGCTCATCCAGAAACGTTCTGAGAGTGTGGGTTTGTCCTTTCCCCAAAATCGTTTACCCTATGTAGGAAACTGGAGGAGTATTCGTCCAGAGACCTACAGAAAGTTTGAAGCGTTTCAACACCCTGACTCTGACTATGTAGGACGAATTGTGTTTCCTATCAGAGACATAGCGGGGCGTATAGTAGCGTTTCAAGGACGACATACGGGTGATGCAACACCCAAGTATAAGTTTACACCTCCGGGTGCAAAACTTCCCTTCTTTCCAGTAGTAGAGTTTATAAGAGGCTCTGTGATTCTGGTAGAAGGAATCTTTGACATGATAAATTTGCATGACAAAGGATTGACAAATGCAGTTTGTTGTTTTGGCACTAACAACTACAATGAGACCAAGCTTTCTATGCTACGGGTACAAGGAGCAGAGTTTGTGGACATCTTCTTTGATGGTGATGATGCAGGACAGCAAGCCGCAGAGAAATTGGCGAGTGAGTGCGAGAAAGTAGGTCTCGCTACTAGGAACATATCTTTAAAACATACTGATCCTGGTGAGCTTACTCAAACTTCAGTAGATAAGCTAAGGAAAAAATTATATGAAGTTAGCGGCTAAAGTTGCCTTAATAGAAACTAAACCCAGTAGGACAGACTACAGAAAAGAGTTCGGTGGGGCTTTCGAGTTCGATCAGTATCAACTCTGCTCTGATCCTACAATCAAGAAAGTATTGAAACGAGACTGTGATATTATATTCAACAAAGAACTCTATGACTGGATCATTCTCGTTGGAAGTGAATCTTTGAAGTACTTTACAAAGATAAACTCTGTAACAGAATACTCTGGCAAGAGAGTAGAAGATAAGTTCTTGCCTGTAATTAACCCTGCGATGCTGACCTTTAAACCAGAGGCCCGTAAGACGTGGGACGAATCTAAGAAAAGTATAATCAACTTCATTGAAGGAGATTGGGAGGAGGCAGTAATAGATGAATCAATCGCATTCGGAATCGAAGACACAGAAGAGTGTAATAAGTTCTTGCAAGACGCACTTGACGACAAAGGGACTTTCATTTCCTTGGACTCTGAAACAACTGGGCTCTACCCTCGCGATGGGCATATGCTCGGTATATCTCTTTGTTATGACGGCCACAGAGCAGCGTATATCTCTACAGATTGTTTTGATGAACGATCTGAAGAACTGCTTCAAGCGTTGTTTCGGAAGAAGCGAGTAGTATTTCATAACGCAAAGTTTGACGTTGCATTCTTTCAGTATCACTTCAACTTTAAGTTTGACAGAATCGAGGACACCATGTTGCTCCATTATCTCATAGACGAGAATCCCGGAGGGCACGGCCTCAAGCAGTTATCTATCAAGTTTACTCCATATGGCGACTACGAGAAGCCAATGTACGACTGGATGGATAACTATCGTAAAGAGAACGGCATTCTCAAAGGAGACTTCCAATGGGGGTCTATTCCGTTTGACGTAATGAAAACTTACGCAGCAATGGACGCTCTCTGTACTTACCTTCTTTACGAGAAATTTAAGAAGATTAAAGAGAACCCCA